CCTTGCCTCCCAGGAGGTGCAGTCTTATGTTTCTGAGTTGAAAAGTATGGTTGATGACACCGAAAAGTATCCGTTGGTGACATCCTTCTGGGATGAAGCACAACAGAGCATTCTGGACATTCAGAAGCATTATGCCATGAACGGGAATGAACCCCTCACCAATGAGGATGTTCTGGAACAGGTTGAAAACACCTACCGTGAGTTCATGGATAAAGCAGTTCAGAATGAAAAAGTAAGAAGTATTTATGGTTTAGCATCACCCTCCGAAAAGCCATTGGGTGAGGTCCAGAAAAGTCAATCGAGGACCCTTTCTTCTAAAGGAACTTCCCGGTTGAAGACCTCAGAGACCAAGACTGGTCCACTTTCCAAGCATGAAGCATTGGAGAGGGCAGTCAACGTCTTCAGAGAGACCAAATCGGGAGCATGATTATGACTTTCTATTTGGAGTTTACTGACAATGGCATCCGCCGACATGACCGCATGGGACAATGCTCTCAAGCAATATTATCGTGATAAACCTGTCATAGACACGGTTTACAAGAACCATCCGTGGTTAACATTAGTTCCCAAGAACCCAAGGTTCAAAGGGAAGAACTTACCAATACCCGTAATCTACGGGAGACCTCAAGGGGTCAGTGCAACATTCAGTACTGCACAATCCAATGCAACTGCATCCCAGATTGCAGAATTCCTGATCACAAGGAAGAAGCACTATGGGGTTGCAACTGTAGACAATGAGACGTTGCTTGCATCACAAGGGAATGAATATGCTTTCTTAGATGCTGCAACCACTGAGATTGATCAGGTTGCAAAGAGTGTGGGAGATGCTCTCTCAAGACAACTCTTCCGTGCGTCTTCTGCATCCATAGGTCGGGTGAATAACGGGTCTTATGCCACCACCTCTCTGGATCTGGTGACAGACTCTGATGCACTCAACTTTGAAGTCAATCAGAAGTTGGTGGTTTCTTCAACCCTCTCAGGAGGATCAGTACGTTCAGGTGATTTGACTGTCTCTGCAGTAGACCGTGATGCAACATCAAATCAGGTCACAACGAGTGCAAATCTGAGCACAGGAATCTCTGCAATTCAACAGAATGACTACATCTACATCGAAGGAAACTACGATAATGGTGTAAGTGGTCTGGCAGATTGGATTCCAAGTTCTGCACCAGGATCAACTGCATTCTTCGGACAGGATCGTAGTTCAGATCCAACCCGTCTGGGTGGTCAGAGAATCACTTACTCTTCAACTCGTGAAGAGACCATCATCAATGGTCTTGCACGATGTGCAAGAGAAGGAGGACAACCTGACACCATTTTCTGTTCTTTCACAGATTTTGTTGGATTGGAGAAAGAACTTGAATCCACCGTTCAACGTGAAGTTGATCCAAGCACAGGAGCAGGTTTCCGTTCCATGGAAATGTATGCACCTTATGGGGTGGTGAAAATAATCCCTGATAAGGACTGTCCTGTTGCAGTAGCCTATGCACTTCAGATGGACACATGGCAACTTTGCACCATTGGAGAGACTGTAGGCATCATCGATTCTGATGGGAACCGTGTTCTCAGACAGTCGAGTGCAGATGGCGTAGAGGTCCGTGTTGGATTTTACGGTCAGCTTGCATGTTCTGCTCCAGGATTCAATTGCCGAATTGCTCTAGCCTAAAAGGAGGATTAAATGGCAAGTCGAGTCTTTAGGAATGTTCAGGCATTAAATCCTGAACTGAAAATAGTAACAGGTTCCTTCACCACGAATGCATCTTCGGACCCTGACTCTGACAATAACACAGGCAAAGGTTGGTCTGTGGCACGTACAGGGACAGGAGAATATACGGTGACGTTGGAGGATACCTACCCGGCATTGTTGTCTGGAAACTGTACTCTTGCTCTGAATGCAGCAGGAGACAGTCAGGTCCAGTTTGGTGCAATTGATGTGGTAACTGCAAAGACTATAGTGATCAGAACAATCACTGCAGGAAGTGCAGCAGATATTGCAGCAAATGCCAACAATCGGGTTCATTTCACATTGTGTCTCCGTAACACAGACATCGTGTAAGGAGAAATATGATGGGAACTGAAGCAGCAACCATCATTCTGGGACCTCTCAAGGGTAGTATGGGAGGTCCATCAGAAGAAGATTCTGAAAAGAAAGAAGCTTCTGAAGAAGAAGAGATGGACGAGGAGTATGAATACTCTGATGAACAAAAAGAAATGGCAAAAGAACTCGTCAAGGCAGTCAAAAGCGGAGATGAGGAAACTGTGCTTAATGCAATCCACGGAATCATGATGAGTTATGACTGATTACGTAAATTTAACAGAGTTGAGAACTCTGGCACGGCAACGTGCCGATCAGGAGAATTCACAGTTTGTGACAGATACAGAAATCACGAGGTATCTCAATAACTCATGGGGGGAGTTGTATAACCTCATTATTGAGAACTTCAATGATGACTATTACACCACAAGCAACACGTTCTCTCTCACCTCTGGAACTGATACGTATGATCTTCCATCTGATTTCTACAAATCGAGAGGAGTGGACTTGGTGGTGACATCTACTGAATCTGTTCCTCTCAGACGTTACAACTGGGCACAACGGACCCGTAATTCAGTGACCGTGTATGCACGGGATTACCGTTACCGTATCCAGAAGGGGTCCATTGTGTTCACTCCATCACCATCTTCAAATGATTCCATCAAACTGTGGTACATTCCGTCTCCCAAAAGACTGTTATCCAAGACTACAACTGCAATCACACGAGGTTCAACCACGATGTGGACTACAGGATCTCATGAGTTTGTTGTAGGAGACACCATCACAGGTCAGAACTTTCTGGCAACAACGTACAATGTGGATCAGACCGTCACTGCAGTAGGAACAAACACAGTGACTACAGACTTAGACTCTACAGGTCTGGCAGATCCTACAAGTTATGGAACCATCGAATCACGTTTTGATTTCTACACAGGATGGGATGAGTACATCATCATCGATTCTGCAATCAAGATGCTTCTCAAGGAAGAGGCAGATGTAACTGCACTTCTTCTTCAGAAGAATCAGTTGACAGAAAGAATCATTACAGAGTCACAGAACAGGGATGCAGGAGAACCACAAGTGGTCACAGATGTGGTTTCCTATGAACAGTTTTATTATGCATGAGTAGAGTCAATTTCACGGAGATTCATACTCCAGAAGAGACTGTTAATAGAGTGCAGAGCAACATTCACACGGCAATTCGTCCGTTGTTGAGTTTACCCTTTGCAGATGGTGTTCATAAAAAGGATGTTTCAATCACAACATCAGATACGTTAGTGAATCACGGATTAGGAAGGAATATGGAGGGATACATCATCACCAAACAGAATGCAGATACATCAATCTATGTGTCAAACACTTCCAATGACCTGACTCAGTATCAAACCATTTTGAAAGCAGGAGCATCAGTGACTGCAGATATATTCTTTTTCTAGGAGAGATATGCCAACAAGCGGAACCAATATAACATCCATTGTAAAATCAGATGTGGGGCAAACTGCTGCTCCTGATTGGGGTACTAATCTCAATACATCTCTGACTGCAGTTGATGACCATGACCATACGTCTAACAAAGGAATCCGTATCACTCCTGCTGCAATCAATGTGGATGCAGAGTTGGAGTTCAATGACAATACTGTCAGTGAAGTGAAACAGGTGGCATTGGAGTCTCAGTCTTCACAACCTTCAGACAAATCCCGTGCCATTTACAGTTATGGAGGTGAACTTTACTACAGAGATGCATCAGGAAATCATGTCAAACTCACTGCTTCAGGTTCTATTCCAACCACAGGAGGAACCATTGGTGGAATGGCATCAACTGATGCTGCAGTCAATTATGTGGATGGTTCCAAGGCATTTGTTTTTGAGCATGACGGAGACAATGACGAGATGGGGAAGATGCAACACTCCACCCTCTTCCTCTACAATTTCCATGATGACGATGGTGCAACAGCAAACTACTTCATCACCCTTGAATATACAGGAACTTCGTCTGCCAATACTTTAAAAGTTCCTGATGAGACAGGAACATTGTTGAGTTCTGCAACTTCCTATGGAGGAGGTGCAATTTCAATTGCAACAAGTGCATCAAACAACAACATTGATTTGACTCCACATGGTACAGGAGAAGTCAATATCACAAAAGTAGACATTGATGCAGGAGCAGTTGATGGAGTAACCATTGGAACAAACTCGGCCTGTACGGATCTCCGCGTGGATAATCTGAAACTTGATGCAAATACGATTTCAAGTACAGACACAAACGGAGATGTTGTTTTAGATCCCAATGGTACTGGAACTGTCAAAACTGATGATATTGCTGCATCCACAACCAATGGTGATCTTTCTTTAAGTGCAAATGGGACAGGTCAGGTGAAAATCAACGGAGATGATGGCAGTAATTCCTTCACGTTGCCTGATGGCAGAGGAACGAATAATTATGTGCTCCAAACCGATGGTTCAGGAGATACGTCATGGGGGTCCATTGCTGCACTATCAACGGTGGATAACATTGTGGCATCCTCTGCAATGAACATCAGTGGAACAGTTTCAGACCAGACTGTTTATTTTGGTGATACCTTCACTGTGAATGGAACAATGACTGTCAATGCAGATCTGGTCCTTTCAAATATTTATCAGAAAACATCTGCAATGACACTTACGAATTCATCAGCACAGACCCTCACTGGTGATGGAGGAGCAACAATTACTGGACATCAAGCACTCTTTACATAAGGACTAATCATGGCAAATTTTATTATCAAGGCAGCATCAACAGATGACCTCCTCCTTCAGTCTGATGGAGGTACCACCATCGTCAGTATTCCAGGATCAGGAGATCCTTCGATTGCAGATGATGCAGGAACCACGATTGCAACTTTTGAGACAAATACTCTGAATCTGGGAGACAAGACTCTTAAAAAGCCCATTATTAAGGATTATGCAGAGGCATTTAATGCAGTAGGAACCAAGACTACAGCATTCAATTTTGATCTGGAAGATGGGAATGTGCAGACGGTTACTATTGGTTCTATGACTGCAAATGTGGGAATTACCAATTCTTTAGGTTCCAATGTCAACAGTCTGACTGTTCTGATGACCAACGGAGGTACTGCAACGATTTCATGGAAAGCAGGTGCCCATGATGGAGGAGGCAATGCTGTAAAGTGGGCCGGAGGAACTGCACCAACTCTAA